TTATTTAAATAGTATTTTGCTCAAATTTTCAGATGCTTCTTTGTCCATTTCTTCAAGTACATGGGAGTATTTATTCATAGTTATTTTTATATCTGTATGCCCCAATCTTTCTGAAATAGTTTTTATATTAGTTCCAGAAAGCAACATTAAAGTTGCATTTGTATGTCTAAGCTCGTGCAATTTTATGTATCTAAGATTGTTACTCTCTAATAATTTTTTAAAAGGTTTGAAAAATTTTTGTTGTGTCCAAATCTGAAATTTTTTGTTTAAGCATATTAAATCTAATTCGTTTTTTAGTATACCTTGTAATTTTAATTTGTTTTGTCTTAACTTTTCTTCTTTTAATAGTACTATCAACTCCGTTGTTGCTGTTAATCTTCTCTTAGATTTAGCTGTTTTAGGGGATTTAAAAGTTACTTTTCCATCGACATGTACCATTGTTTGCTTTACATTTATGACTCCTTCATTAAGTTGAACATCACACCACCTAAGTGCTACAGCTTCTCCAAAACGTAATCCAAGCGTTAACATTAAATAAATAGGTATAGCTAAATCAGTGTCAAGACATCTTTCTAATAGAAGCTGGGCTTCTTCTTTAGTATAAAAATTAGTTACAGATGTATCTTTTTTACTTGGAGTTATCACAAAGTTAGAAACATCTTCTTGTATTTCTCTAAGTCTATAAGCTTCATGTAATAAAGCAGTTAAAAAACTAATAGAATTTTTTGCAGAATTTAAAGAATATTTTTTATATATCTTATTAACATACGTTTGTAAAAAACTTGGACTAATATCAATTAATTTCATATCTCTAAAAAAAGGTTCAATGTGATTTCTAATTACACTTTTTCTATTTCTCAAAGTGTATGGTGAAAAGTCGTCTTTTTTTTCTTCAAGGTATATATAACATCTTTCTACAAGAGTCACACTATTTGGAGCAACAAATTTATTTTTATTTATAGTAGACTTTATTTCAATTAAATGTTTTTCAGCATCCTTTTTCTTTTCATAGCTTCCATAACTTTTTTGTTTCTTTTTGCCAGTTTCTTCTTCCACATATTCCACATATACATGAAATTTTTCCCCTCTTTTTCTTATAAAAGCTGATTTGATATTCATATATGTACACTCCCTTTATAAGTTTTTATATAAAAGAGCAGTTGAACTGCTCTAATATTTAATGAATGTTAAGGTGATTTTTTAAAGCTTCTTGAAGTATTTGAGAGAAATTAACCTTATGTTTCTCAGCTTCCCTATTAAGCCATTGGGGAATAGTAAGAGTCTTTTTAACAGAGTAATTTTCTATAGCTTTTCTGTGAATTGGCATATATATCTCTACTAAAGTTGGTATTTGATTTTTCTCTAAGTTTAATTTATCTATAGTTGTTGGATTTGGTATTATGTCATTATCTTCTTCCATGCTATACAGATGTAATCCCAAAACTTCTTTTGCCATTTTTAAGGCTTCTTCTGTTGTATCTCCACATGTAAGGCAACCTGGTAAATCAGGAAATTCTACAGAGATACCATCCTCATCATAGCTTAGTATAGCAGGATATACATATATATCTTTTTTCATTTTATCAACTCCTTTAAAATTTCTCTTGAAGAATAAGATTTCATACTCCCTGCTTACAATTATATTATAACACGTATTTATATACGTGTAAATAGAAAAAGTAAATTAAGATACAAATTTAAATGTGAAATTAATAAAAATAATATTATATAATAATATTTTTAATCGACATATAAATTTTTGTGTAAATTTTAAATTACAATATATTATAAAAATAATTATATAAACAAGAAAATACAAAAAATTATAATTAAAAAGACGATTAATAATACACGGGAATGGAAAAAATTACCAACTGTCTACAAATTTCGATTTTTTTGTTACAATTCCCCTTTTTTTATTGCATATATTTAACAAAAGTATTATTATGTAAGTAAGATAATTATCCAAGAAAATTTTGAATAATCTAAAAATATTTTTAGAAATGAAAATACATAGTTATATTTTATTGAAATTTGTTGGGAATTTTAACTAAAAATAAGAACATAAGTTCTGATAGTAGGGGGAAGGCGTGTGGAAAAATCAAAAAAACTACTAATTGACACAGGGGATACATTGAACAAATTAAGAGAAAATAATAGTGAGAAGTTAGAAAAGTACATAGAATTATTAAAAGAATATTATAAACAAGAAAATAAAAAAGAAAGAGAATAGTTTTCTTCTCTTTCTTATTTTTTCTCATTAAGTTCTTCTTCAAGAAATACTTTTGCTATTTTGAACATTTTTTCTTGACTAGAAGGACTTAATTCGCTAATTAGTTTTAAAGCTTCTTTTATATCATCAGAGAAATTTAGATTTTCAATTAGCTCTAACTCACTAAGATTGTCTATATTTTTTACATTGACCTTTCCAAGCAAATAATCTGTAGATACATTAAAAAAATCTGATAATTTTAAAATTATGTCATGTGGAGGAAATCTTTCTTCCTTCTCATAAAAAGAAATCATTTTAGGAGTAAGACCTAAAAAAGTTGCAAGTTCTTTTTGAGTAATATCTTTTTCTTTTCTTAATTCCTTTATTCTATATCCAATCATGTTATTTAGCCACCTTTTTAATTTATATTGAACTATTAGTTCTTAATTATCAATTATAGCTCATTTTTTTTAAAAAAGCTATTGACAATGTACTAATAGTACTGTACTATTAGTACATAAGATAAAGTAAAAGAAGGTGAAAAAATGAATAAACTAAAAGATTTTAGAATACAAAAAGGACTAAGTAGAAATCAGTTAGGAGCTGAATTAGGTCTTACAAGTAGGTATATAGCTTTCTTAGAGAATGGCGAAAGAGTACCGTCTCTAAATACAGCTGTAAAAATAGCAGCTTATTTCAATACTTCAATAGAGTATATTTTTTTGAAAAACAACTGTACTAAAAGTACATTTAAAGAAAAAGGAGCTGAAAAATATGAATAACTTACAAGTAATAGAAAGAAATAACGAAAGAGTTTTAACTACACAGCAACTAGCAGATGTATATGAAACAGATGCAAGAAATATAAGCAACAATTTTAACAATAACAAAGATAGATTTATTGAAGGTAAACATTATTTTTTATTGCAAGGTGATGATTTAAAAAATTTTAAAGGTATTCATACAGAATATGAAAACCTAAAATTTACTTCAAAAATGTATCTTTGGACTGAAAGAGGAGCAAATAGACACTGCAAAATATTGGATACTGACAAAGCTTGGGAGCAGTTTGATAACTTAGAAGAAACATATTTCAAAGTTAAGCAACATAAGCCAACTTGTATAGAAGATGTATTAATAGAAAGTTTAAAAGAAATGAAAGATTTAAGACTTCAAGTTAATCAAGCAAATAGCATTGCTTTAGAAGCAAAGACAGAGGTTGAAACAATAAAAGATGTAGTTTCATTAGACTCAAATAGTTGGAGAACAAATACACATCAACTAATTGCAAGAATAGCAAAAAAACAAGGTGGTTTTGAACATATAAATATGCTTAGAACAGAAAGTTATGAATTATTAAATAAGCGATTTGGAGTTGATTTGCATAGAAGATTAATTAATAAAAGAAGAAAAATGGCAGAAGAAGGTGTATCTGAATCTAAAAGAGAGAAAGTTAACAATCTAGATGTAATACAAGATGATAAGAAGCTAATAGAGGGGTATGTGGCTATTGTAAAAGATATGGCTTTAAAATATGGAATATCAAGTGATTTAAGCAAAAATTAGGTTAAATCATGACAGTACCTTGAAAACTAAATACAGAATATTTAATTAATATGAGAAGGAGGTTTGAAAATGAGTGTAGCATTACAGTTTATAGATACAGAAGATTTAGTAAAAGAATTAATGGGACGAGAGGATACAGTAGATTTCATAAAAATGTTTTTAGATAGAGAAGGAATTAAAAGAATGGAGTTAATGACTATAGAAGAATTTTGTGAGTACTTGAAAATATCTGATGTAACAGCTAGAAACATGGCAAGAGAAGCCATGATAACAAAAGATTTTATTGCTTTAAAAATAGGAAGAAAGTACATGATTGATAGAATATCATTTGAAGAATTTATTATGAAAAATGCAATGAAAGATAGAGATGTAATGAAAAAAAGAAAGGGGGTGATTTAGTTGACTCTAAGATGGTTTCTAAGATTTTGTATAAGACACAAGAAAGTACCTACACCAAAGTTTTACATAGAGTGTGTAACTTATATGGAAGAATGTAAACAAAGAGGACTTGGACTTTAAGGAGGATTGAATATGGAAGTAACTAAAAGATTTTTAGAATATAAAATACAGGCTCTAAGCGAGAGGATAGAATTTAAAAAAACAATTGGATATAAGTGTATAGCAGATGAAAAAGAACTAGGAGCATATGAGGATATTTTGCTTATGTTAAATTCAGAAATTGAATCAATAGGAGGAGTGGAAAATGAAGAGTAGACAAGAATTAATCAAAGATATAGAAAAATACAGAAAAGCACAATACTTAATATATTTAGATATAGTACAAAGAGCATGGGCAGATAGAAGCCTTACAGCAGATGAACAAGACAGAATTAAACAAGAAGCATATGCAGAGTACAAAAGGATAGAAAGAGATACAGAAGAAGCAGAAGAACTGCTAATGAGAGAAGAATTTGAAACAGATAGACCCTTAGCAGTTCAAATAATGTAGAAAAGAGCCACTGCAATGGCTCTAATCAAAAACAAAAAATAAATTTAATAATTATATATTATAGCATAAATGGAGGGAAATTATGAGTACTTTATATGAATTAGCTACAGATTTATTAGAAATAGAAGAAGGTTTAACAGAAACAACAAGAAATGAAGCTGAAAAACTAGAGGAAATAAAAGAAATAATAAAACAAGAGATACAAAATAAAAACACTAGGATAGTTTCAGTAATATTAAACATTGACAGTGATATAAACTCTATAGATTCAGAGATTAAAAGATTGCAAGAGTTAAAAAGGGTCAAAAAGAATACTCTTGATAGATTAAAAAGCAATATAAAAGACTGTATGGAATTACTTGATACTAAAAAAGTAGAAACATTTTTAGGAAATATAAGTATAAGAAAGTCAGCAGGTAGCTTAGTCATAGAAGATGAAGAAAAGATACCTGCTATATATAAAACAGTAGAGCAAGTTGTAAAAGTAGATAAGAATACCATTAAAGACTTTATTAAAAAAGGTCATGAGGTTGAAGGTTGTAGGATTGAATATTCAACTACATTAACAACTCCAAAAGTTAAAAAAGAGTAGGTGAAAACTATGGAAAATAATAATATTTATATAAAACTTGTGAATATACAGAGTACTTTAAAAGCTCCTAAAAGTCAATTTAATAGCTTTGGTAAATACAACTATAGGAGTTGTGAGGATATACTAGAAGGTTTAAAACCTATTCTAAAGGAAGAAAAAGCATTAGTTATATTGGATGATAATATTGTTCAGATAGGAAATAGATTTTATGTAGAAGCTACAGCAACTTTAATAGATGCAGAAACAGGAGAGAAAGTATCTACAAAGGCATTAGCTAGAGAAGATGAAACTAAAAAAGGTATGGATTTAGCACAAGTAACTGGAAGTGTATCAAGTTATGCAAGAAAGTACGCTTTAAATGGATTATTTTGTATTGATGATACAAAAGATAGTGATGCAACAAATAAACATGGAAATGAGCAGAAAAAAAAAGAAGTTAATGAGAGTGAATTAAATACACTATATTCGCTAGGAGAATCTATAGAAAAAGATAAAAATAGAGTTGATAGTGAAGTATATAAGAAGTTTGGAAAGTTAGCAGTAGATTTGACTAAGCAAGAGTATGAGAAAGTTTTAAATGGATATAAGAGCATTTTAGAGAAGCAAAAACAAGAGTAGGTGATAGTATTGGGGATTATAAGAGTAAGCAAAGACAAGGATAATCCATATGTAGTTTTAAATAAAACTTGTTTGGAAGATGTGAAATTAAGCTGGCAAGCAAAAGGTTTACATTCATATCTGATTAGTAAGCCCGACCACTGGAAAATCTATGTTAATGACCTTTGCAAGAGAAGTAAAAATGGAAGAGATGCTACAGCAAATATTTTAAAAGAACTTATAGAAAATGGATATATAACAAGAAAACCTTGTAGAGATTCTAATACTAATAAAATGCTTGGAGGGTATGATTATGAAGTATATGAGATACCACTTGAAAATCCTCAGAAGCTAAAATCCCGAAAAACTGATTTCCCGGAAACCGGATTTCCCGGAAACCGGGTTTCTCGGAAACCGGAAAACACGGAAGTAGTAAGTAATGACTTTAAAGTAAATAATGATATTACTACTATTGTTATTAATGAACAATCCAATAAAGACAAAACCACCTACATAAAAAAATACTTTGAAAAATATATAGGTGTGATTACTCCTAATAACTTTATAGAGTTAATGAGTTACTTAGATGATGGAATGGAAGCTGATGTAATTATAAGAGCTATTGATGAAGCAATAGCAAATGGAGTTAAGAATTATAAGTATGTAAAGACAATATTAAATAATTGGATAGAAGCAGGTGTAAAAACTAATTTAGAACTTACAGAGTATCAAAATGAGTTTGAGAGGAAGAAAAAGAATAAACAGGATAAGAAGCAGTCTAATAGTAAAGCTGTGAATACTCCTAATGTGAGTAAAAATAAGTTTCATAACTTCAATGAAACATTTACTCAATATTCACCTGACGAACTAGATGACATAATTAAGAAAAGCCAAAAGGTTAAATTTAAATAAAATTAAACTTCTAGGAAGTAAATATCAATATATTGCTTCCTAGAAAGGGGAGGTATAAATGGCGAGAATATATGCACAAAGAAGTGGTTCTTTAAATGAACAAGATAGATTGGAATTATTAAGATTACTTGGGAAAGCTGGATATACAGTAAAGATTGCTAGAGAGAAGCAAAATAGCAAGACAACTTATACTTACTTTGTTGAGTATACAGAAGAGCAAGAAGAAAAATAGAAGGGGGCTAGTTAAATGAATACAATAACTTTAGTTGGAAGATTAGTTGCAGATGCAGAATTGAAGTACCTTCCAAATTCGGGTACTCCAAAAATAACCTTTTCAATGGCAGTAGATAGAAGGTTTAAAGATAAAAATGGAAATAAAATAACTGATTTTATTCAATGTGAGCAATTAGGAAAACATGTAGAGAATTTAGTGCAATATCTTGTTAAAGGTAAACCTATATATGCTGTTGGAGAGTTAAATATATATAATTACAAAGATGAAAATGGTTGCTGGAAATCTATTACTAAAGTTAACGTGAATGCTTTAGAATTACTTTCTAGTAAAAGTGATAGTAATAATCATAAAGAGCAACAGGAATATATACCACCAGGACTGGACCCACAAGGTTTTCAAGCAATAGATGATGACGATATACCTTTTTAATTAAGTTAAATAATCTAGGGAGTAATTATGCAATATTACTTCCTAGGAGTTAAAATATTGGAGGGATGGAAAATGGAAGAAGAGTATAGAAAATTTTTTTTAGAGCGTAATGGTGAGAAAATTGAGATGGTACAAAATTGCGAAGGAGCAATAAAAATAAGCTTAAATAATATAAAAACAGATAATTCGCATAGACCTTGGAATTTAAAGGCAGAAGGAACAGCTACAGTGACGCTATATCTAGGTAAACTGCTTTTTGAAGAAATGCTGTGGCTTAAAATATTGTATTTATTAGAAGTTATAGCAGAAAAAATGATGATGGGGGTATTAGGAATGATAATAATTAGAAGTCAAAATAAATTAGATTTAATGAGAGTTAATAGAGTTGAAATAGATAGTAGATATGTATATGCAGTGTTTGAAGGTGAATCAAATGTTAGAGAAATAGGTAGGTATAAATCAGAAGAAAGAGCTATTGAAGTATTAAACAGAATACAGGAGGCTATTATTGCAGGAACTAAGTTTGACATTATAAATAAAGACGGGGTTAGATGCAACAAAGAAAAAGTGTTTGAAATGCCAGTTGAATAAGGAGGGGGCTGAAATGTTAAAGGTTGAAAGATATTTTAGTGGTTCTGTTGCAGATAATATATTTGAAGATGATTTGACTCTTAGAAATTATTTAGCACTATATTGCTGTATCTATGGAGTAAACAAAAATGGAGAACTTGTATTTCCAACACGTGGAAAAATGCTAATAGAGTTTAATGTTGATAGGGATAGAAAAAAGAGAAAGAAAGCTTCAAAAGTAAAGTTAATTAATGTCAAAACTGGTGAAGAAAAAATATTTGATTCTATAGATAGTGCAGCATGTTTTTTAAGACTACAGAGTCAGGCAGTTTACCAAACAATTAAAAAGAAAACTAAAACAAGAAGTGGCTGGAAAGCTGAATATATTGAGGAGGAATAATGGAAGTTTCAAGGACTGAATACACAATTAAAAGAGCAAAAGAGTTATATGATAATGGAGAGGATATATTTATTGCTATAGATAAGGCTAGAGAAGAATATGAGGAGATGGTTAAAAGTGAATATCTTAGCTAGTGTGATATTAGTAATAGGAAGTTTTATAGCTGGTAGAGTTTATGAGTATAGATTGAATTTAAATGAAAATGATGAAGCTGATTCAAAAGTACTTTTAGATGTTTTTAATGAAATTAGT